TCGGTGATCAAATAATTTATGCTAGATTTGCAACAGAGGTCTGGAAAAGAGGTGGTATACCTATTCTTTGTTGCGAAAAATCATTGCATTCGTTATTCTTAAGAATACCTGGTACACATAAATGCATTACATTGGATGAAGTATCTTCCACTCAACATGACTATTGGATTCCAGGTTTTAGCTGCAGTTGGATTTTCGGACATTCGTTTGATACCCTACCTAACGAACCTTACCTATTTGCGAAAAATGAAAGCGTTGACTTATGGAAAACATTGCTAAACTCAAACAAAAAGAAAATAGGTATTCGGTGGAGCGGCAGCCCGTTATTTGAACATCAACAGTTCAGAATCTTCCCCGCAGAAAAACTAATAAATCTATATAAGGATAACGAGAATCTACAATTCTATAGTCTGCAAAGGGACACAGATGTTCGTGAATTACCAGATGAAATCTCTGATTTACAGCATCTAATTATTTCATGGGAAGACACTGTTGCATGTATTCAGAATCTCGATTTAGTCATTACATCATGCACAAGTATTGCTCATCTTGCTTCAGCTATGGGTAAACCAACTTGGGTTATTGTACCTCTATTGCCTTATCATGTATGGGCATACGGTGATAAACATAGCCCTTGGTATGAAGATACAACTACAGTTTTCAGACAGAAGAAATTTGGTAGATGGGACGACACATTCGAAGAGGTTTCTAATGAGCTAAAAAAGTTGTTTCCCAAGACCGACAAAGTATAAGCATAAAATTACAACCTATATAATTGATAACTTTTTTATGGAGTGAATGATGAAAAAAGATTATTTGCATTTTATTTCCGGTCTACCAAGATCAGGTTCAACACTAATTGCTAACTTACTTAAGCAAAATCCAGATATTCACGGTGAGTCAGTTACGTCACTATCATCCATATTTGGAAGTGTGAATGCGAATTGGAATAACATTGACAGTAATAAAGAATACAGAAACGACGCCGCTAAGGTAGGCGTACTTAATGGTATTCTTGTGGGATATTATTCCCATATTGACAAACCTATTGTATTCGATAAGGACAGGGGTTGGGTTCCTCTTATAGGACAACTCGAAGCAGTTCTTCAAAGACAAGTCAAGATGATCATCTGCGTTAGAAATCCAGCAGAAATCTTGACATCTTTCGAAAGAATGCGAAAAGAAAATCCGCTTTTCTTTACTAATGCTGATGTACAACTTAGAGAAGGATCTAATATTGCATCTAGAGCATACTACTATGCAGGACCGGACGGTGCATTAGGCCTAAGTCATAGAAATCTCAAAGACGCTATTACTATGGGATATCTTGATAGGTTCTTGTTCGTAGATTACAACCGGTTCTGTAACAGCCCAAGAAGTCAAACTAAGAGAATTTATGATTTCTTTGAATTGCCAGATTTTAAACATGACTTTACTAAAATAGAACAAACCGAACAATATAATGACCTGGCTATTGGCTTACCAAATCTACATAAAATTAAACCTACTTTAGAAAAAACTACGGTTAACTGCGTAGAGTATCTTGGCCTTGATTTGTACGAACAATACAATCGTGAAATTTTCTGGGATGCATGGATCTAAGGATTTATTATGACACCTGAACATACCAAATTAAACATGGGCTGCGGCTTCAAGAAACTCAATGATCATTGGAACGTAGACGTCGAAAAGAGATGTAATCCAGATCAAGTCTTAGATTTTGAAATTACTCCATGGCCATATGAAGATAACTTCTTCGATAAAATTAATGCCGATAATATTCTCGAACACCTCGGGCAAGACCCAAAAGTATTTACCAATATTATTAAAGAGATGTACCGTGTAAGTAAAGACGGTGCAGAGTGGTTTATTAATGTGCCACACCATCGTTGTGATCTTTATTGGGATGATTATACTCACGTTCGACCATTGTCAGCAAAAACGTTTAAGATGTTTGATCAAAAGGTTAACTTTGAATCTATCGAAAAGAAGTTGAGCGACAGCACTTTTGGACTTTATCATAATGTCGATCTCGAAGTATATGATACTACATACAACATGATTGGTTATTGGTTACAATTGCAACAAGATGGTATGATCGGATCTAGACAATTAGATATTAATCTCAATACTATGTCTAACGTAGTCGAAAGCATTAATATCTTTATTCGTGTGCATAAGCCTGGACGTTTCGAAGACTGGATTAACAAGTACCAAAAATGATCTTCAATATTGGTGACAAGGTTCACCGAAATGTTTTGTTAAGTTGTGATCACGGATTAATGATCGTAAATCGTTTCGATTGTAATCATGAAAATGTTGGACACGGACAGTGGTTACTAGACCACGGAAATGCATCAACTATTGAAGCAGCAAATTGCTTTGCCTCTATCAAAGACTTTAGTGAACCGATTATTTTCGACATTGGTGCAAATATTGGTACATTTACAACATGGATAGCAAAAGCATTTCCAAAAGGTAAGATATATGCTTTTGAACCGCAAAGAGCCGTTTTCCAAATGCTTTCAGGAAATGCAGCCATTAACAATCTTTATAACGTATATACATACAATATAGGTCTAGGAAAAGTCAATACGAAAATAGAGTTTGAAGAACCCAATTACTTTTCAAACAATGATTTCGGTATGTTTAGTCTTGTTGAAAAAATGGTTACCGAGAGCAAAGATAAAATAGTAGTACAGATCAACACACTCGATTGGTTTCTAGAATACTACAATGTACCAAAAGTTCATCTGTTAAAAATAGATGTTGAAGGCATGGATTTGGATGTATTAGTAGGCGGCACAAATACAATTAAGAAACATCTACCAGTCATTTTTATTGAACACTGTGATAATCGCAAAACTATCCTAGAAGATATCAAGAAATTCTTAGACCAGTTTGATTATGGTTATACTGTAATCGGAAACAACGTAATGTGTAAACCATTGTGAGGTAAATATGAAGCGAATTCTTATTATGGGTCTTCCCGGTTCTGGTAAGACATACTTTGCCGAGAGACTGAAGAAATATCTAGAAGAACATTCGTCATTCGATTCGATGCCCCGTTATAGAATGGCACAGTACGAACTACCACCAATCCACTATAAGTCGAAAGTTGATTGGTTCAACGCGGATGACGTTCGTCGCAAATTCAATGATTGGGATTTTAGCCGCGAGGGTCGTATTCGTCAGAGTTTAAGAATGCTTGAATTTGCAATGAAGTGTACCGGCGATTATGTCATTTGCGACTTCGTTGCACCGTTACCAGAAATGCGTCATAACTTCAAGGCTGATTGGACAATCTGGATGGACACGATTGATGCAGGTCGTTACGAAGACACGAACAAAGCATTTGTGCCACCAGACATCTACGATTTTCGTATCACGGAACAAAACGCCGAGAAGTGGGTTGAGTTCGTCGGCGATCATATTCTTTATGATAGACGCCGACCAGTCTTTGATTGGAAAAAAGAAACAGTACAGATGCTTGGGCGTTGGCAGCCATGGCACGCTGGACATCGTGCATTGTTTGAACGGTTGATTCAGAGAACAGGACAAGTCTGCATCATGATTCGTGACTGCCAAGGCTGGCAGGGATCTAATCCTTTTGCAATCGAACAAGTCAAGAACTATATACGCAGAGACCTAGATACGATCTACCAGGGACAATACGAAATCTTGGTTGTACCGAACATTGTTCATATCGGTTACGGCAGAAGTGTCGGCTACACAATCGAGCAAGAAAAGTTTGAAAAAGAAATCGAAGAAATTTCTGGTACCAACATTCGTCAAAAAATGGGACTATGACTAAGGTATTCGTCAACGGCTCTTTCGATCTTCTTCATATCGGGCATCTTGATTTACTGAAATTTGCAAAGAGTTTCGGTGATACTCTTCACGTTGCATTAGATTCCGATTCAAGAATACGTGAGAAAAAAGGTATCGATAGACCGGTAAACAATGAACATGTTCGATCGCGCATAATGAGTGAGATAAAATATGTTGATTCTGTCAGTATATTCAACACTGATGAAGAACTTATAGAAACTGTGAAGCAGCACAGCCCAGATATAATGGTTGTTGGCTCAGATTGGATTGGAAAGAACATCATTGGATCACAACATTCAAAGTGTGTTGTGTTTTTTAACAGGGTTAACAATGAATCTACAACGGCGACAATTGAAAATTACATTAATAGGCGACACATGTGTCGATGAATATCATTACGGATACGTAGAAAGAATAAGCCCAGAAGCACCAGTACCGATCTTTGTTGAAGATAAAGTAGAAACAAAGAGCGGCATGGCATCGAACGTTGCTAAAAATCTAGAAGCACTAGGTGTTAACGTTACAACGTATTTTGGTGTACCATCAACAAAGATTCGAATGATTGATTCTAGATCGAATCAACACATACTTAGAATTGACAAAGATGTAAAGTCGAAGTCTCTTTCTACAGATACAAAATTTGATATGAACACAGATGCGTTTGTCGTTTCGGATTACGATAAAGGTTTTGTTTCATATGAACTAATCGAGAAACTTATATTAACAGGTAAATTAGTCTTTATTGATACGAAAAAAACTGACCTTCAACGTTTTTCTGGTGGCGTTGTCAAGATCAATTCTATTGAATACAAGAACGCAAAAAGCTTACCAGATAAACTAATTGTCACTAATGGTGCTAGAGACGTTACATTTGGAAGTTTAAAATATGAAGTGCCGCGTGTTGAGATAACAGATGTGTGTGGTGCAGGCGACACATTTCTAGCAGCATTTGCGTATCGATATATAAATTCTTTCGACTACGGCGATGCAATCAAGTTTGCTATTCAAGCAGCGTCTGTTACAGTAAAACATATTGGTGTGTATGCACCGACACTGGAGGAAATATTATGTCAAGGCAAAACGGCTTCGTGAAAAAAGGTTGGGGTCACGAACTCATCTGGGTTTCAAATGATTCTTACTGTGGTAAACTGCTCAAGTTCAATTATGGTGCTAAATGCAGTATGCATTTTCATGCACAGAAAGAAGAAACATGGTACGTTCTCGACGGCAAGTTTTTGGTTGAATGTATCGATACTAAAAGTGCTTCAACATATCAAAAAATACTTCAAGCTGGAGATACATGGCATAACGAACCGCTGAAGCCACATCAAATCACTTGTATTGAAGCTGGAACAATCATTGAAGTCAGTACACCAGATAGTGTAGAGGATAATTATCGTGTCGGTAAAGGTGACAGCCAGAAATGAAAATACTTGTGACTGGTCATAAGGGCTTCATTGGCTCGAATCTTCTTCAATCTTTACAAGATCATGAAGTAGTAACGTTCGAATGGGGTGACGCAGACTTGCCAGAAGTACGCGGCTGTGATTGGGTTATGCACATCGGTGCAATCAGTTCAACAACAGAAAAGAATGTAGAAAAAGTATTGAGTCAGAACCTCGACTTCAGTATTTCTTTGTTAGATGAGTGCATCAAAAACAAAGTAAATTTTCAGTATTCAAGTTCAGCCAGCGTTTATGGAAGTTATTTTGATTTGAAAAAACCCTTCGTAGAACATATAACTGTAGATCCAAGGAGCCCATATGCTTGGTCAAAATATCTCTTTGAGCGTCATGTAGAATCTTTGAGAAATGATGATATCATCATTCAAGGATTCCGTTATTTCAATGTCTATGGTCCCGGAGAAGACCACAAAGGTGATATGGCAAGCCCGCATCATAAGTTCAACAAACAATTCAAAGAAACCGGTAGAATAATACTCTTCGAAAACAGCGAATATTATGTGAGAGATTTTGTTCATGTCGATTATGTCTGCAACATACATAAGAAATTCTTAAACTCAGTTGAATCTGGAATATGGAACGTTGGCACCGGAAGCACAAAAAGTTTTCTTGATGTTGCTTTGAGTATCGCGCCTCTAAATTGTATCAAATTTGTGAAGATGCCAGATAACTTGAAACTAAGTTATCAAGATTATACATGCGCTGATACTTCTAAATTACAAAAAAGTTTAGATCGTATAAATACTAGAAAACAACAGGGTCTGTAAAATGCCATCTGTCACAAATAGACAAACGTTCAAAGAATATTGTTTACGTCGATTAGGATTTCCTACAATCGACATTAACGTAGATGACGATCAAGTCGAAGATCGTATTGACGATGCATTGCAGTATTGGCAAGATTATCACTTTGACGCAACACAAAAAGTTTATTACATTCGCACACTCAATGCGACAGACATAAACAACAGATATATCAATCTTGATCCGTCTGTGACGCTTGACACACAAGGCAACTCTGTTAATATTATCGGCGTAACTAGAGTTTTCCCGATTTCAGACTCGGTCAATTCAGCTAACATGTTCGATCTTAGATATCAACTAAGATTAAACGAACTGTATGATTTTACGTCAGCTTCTTATATCAACTACACGCTGACGATGCAACACTTGCGCTCACTTGAAATCATGTTCACTGGAGAAGTTCCTATTCGATTCCAGAGACACATGCATCGTCTCTACTGTGATTGGGGCTGGGGCTCTTCAATCAATGCTGGCGATGTGGCTGTGTTTGAATGTTTTGCACTGATTAAGCCGGAAGATTACATTGCTGTTTGGAATGATCGTTGGCTCAAAGAGTATGCTACGGCATTAATTAAGAGAAATTGGGGAACGAATATGAAAAAGTTCCAAGGTGTACAACTACCGGGTGGTGTAGTGTTGAATGGTCAACAAATCTTCGATGAAGCAGAGAAAGAGATTGAGAATCTGGAACAAGAGATGCAATCTAAGTATGAACTTCCAGTTGATTTCTATTTAAATTGAGTTGAATCGGAGTTCAAAATCGCTACCAATCTCTATTTTAACAACTTCAACTCTTCACCGGAGCAGAGGCTCATTGAAGACTTGATGATTGAGACCATCAAGATCAACGGGGTGGATTGTTACTATATACCTAACATCAATGAGGCGGCAAGAGATTTATTGTACGGTGAAGATCCACTCAAAAAGTTTACCGCTGCATACCCGCTTGAGATGTACATCACAAACGTCGATGGTTATGAAGGCGAGCGTGAGTTCTTCTCGAAGTTTGGGCTTGAAATTCGAAACAACATGTCTGTGATTGTTTCAAAACGTTCTTTCGCACGTTGGGTTCCGCAAACATATGTTCGCCCGAGAGAAGGTGATTTGATTTACGTTCCGTTCCTGTCTCAGGCGGGTGAACTCTATGAAATACGATACGTAAATTATTCAGAAGCATTCTATGTTCTGGGTAACAAGTATCCGTATTTCTATAAGCTTGAGCTTGAGAAATTCAAGTATTCACAAGAGACAATCGATGTTGGTATCGAAGACGTTGATAATGTCGTTGCACAAGATGCATACAATGTAACACTAGTCATGAGTGCAAATAATGCATCTAACAATTTCGTAGTCGGTGAATCTGTCATGGCTAACGGTTCTTCTTCGATATCAGGCACTGTTGCATACTGGGATCGTCCGTCACTGACACTCAAAGTCACAGACTTGCTTGGTACTTTTGCAAACAATAACATTGTCAGAGGCAATACAAGCAATGCAGTATTTGTCGTGAGCAATGCGGTAAATCCGTTGACTGATCCGCAAGAAAGAGAAATGTATGACAATCTGATCATACAAACTGAGGCAGACAGTTATGTCGATCTTTCAGAAACTAATCCGTTTGGATCACCAACATGAGTTACGGCTACACATACCATAGAATCATAAGAAAAGTAGTTGTCGCATTCGGCAACCTTTTCAATAATATAAGCATCTCCCGTTACACTTCTAACGGAACTGAACAAGAAAAGTTTCTTGTACCGATTGTGTATGGCGGAAAAGAGAAATACGTTTCAAGACTTGAGGGGGATCCAAATCTAGATAAAAAAGTTCAAGTGACATTGCCATTGATGTCATTTGAAATGGTGAACATGAAGTATGATGCTTCAAGAAAGCTGAATACAAACAAAAGAATCATGTACGAAAATGGTTCACAGAATTCAACTCTCGCTGTGTATAATCCGGTTCCGTTTGATTTCGAATTCGAACTCTTTGCATATGTAAGAAATATCGAAGACGGCGCGCAGTTGATGGAGAAGATAATTCCATACTTCACACCAGACTATACAGTTGCTGTGAATTTAATACCAGAGATGGGTATTGTAAAGCAACTGCCAATCATATTGAACGATGTTGCAAACACAGTCGAGTATGAAGGCGAGTATGATTCGAAAGTTCGTGTTGTAATCTGGACACTAAACTTCACGATCAAGGGCTATCTATACGGTCCTGTGAGTGAGCCGAAGATCATCAGAACGTCGATCACAAACATCATCGATGACAATCGTTTAAAGACTGATGATTTCTTCAACATAAAACTTGTCAACGGTTCAGGTGATTTCAAGTACGATGAATTTGTATTTCAGGGATATTCATTTGACACAAATACTTGGAATGCAAAAGTCAAAAACTGGAATGAATCTTCAAACACACTGACTGTCAGTGATTTCACTGGTAACTTTGTCACAAATACACAGATCAAAGGTCGTGAAACGAATGCAACATGGACGGCAAACACGATCAATTACACACCAAACACAACAGTACGCATCACTGTCA